CTTCGCAGAATCTTGATCTCTGAGTCTTGGATGAAGGTGTTGTCCATCAGGTCATTGTTGTGTCTCTCTAACTCTTCATGTTGGATACCAAGCTCTTGAATCTTCTGCTCTAGGCCTGCGATAATCCGTGAGTGTTGGACTGTCTCAGGGACTAGGACTCCCCTTCCTTGTTTAGACAAGATTTCATTCCTCTTTTAGTCTTTTATGACAAACTTCTTCGAGACATCCATGAAATGGGCGGAAAGGTCGTTTTGGTTGTTCTTCTTGTAGAACTAGGAAGCTGCTAGAAGGAATTCAGGGTAGGCTGAGGATGCGAACTGGTCTCCAATCTTCGTCGCTTTGTATTTGCGATTAGTATTGTCGAAGTCGAACCCTAGTTTGTCGTTATGGCGGGTGAATTCCTTGATGTAGCGTTGTGCTACCTATCTTCCAGACTGTCTCATGTCCTTGTAGACTGGACCAGAGACTGCTGCAATTAGTCCTACTTTTGCTAATCTAGCTAGTTACCCCTTAAGAAACTCTGCTTCTGGTGCTGATGCCCAGACTACCGCGTAGGCGTGGAAGTTTCTGTTCTGGAGGTCTACTTTCTAGACGTATTCTGTTTCAACGGACAGGTTTTCCTCGAAGTTTTTGATGGCGTTGTCCATCGCTTCGATCGTGTTCTCTGATTCGTCGGCGTTCTCAGACATCTTGATGGTCTTGATGCTCTTATTCTTTATATTACTGATTGTCTGGGACCCTTTGACAAGACAGTTCCATGTGAACTGTCTCTTTCCTCTTCTAGGATGAGACCTGATCATCCCTAGGTGTGTCATGGTGGACGCAACCACTCTTTGAGTTTTTGGACAGTAGAAGGGGATGTCTCCGTCTCTGGAGTTACAGTAGCTAGCCAAAGCGTGCACCAACTAAGCCTTTGATCCCTTGTACTGTTCCCAGCACTTGTGCTTACAGTCTCTAGGGAACACAAACTTTTGAGAAGAACATTCAACCTCTTGACGTGGTATGCAGGCATATGCATGGCCGTGTGCAATGACAATATGCACGTCACCTGATTGGGAACGATCGGTGACGTAGAACTATCCGTCTGGTGTTTCAGGAGTCCAGACTTGGATGTTGCCTTTTATCTTCCCTGTCATAGGTGTTAGTCTCCGGATCGAAGATTGCCCGATGCCCTCGTTAGTGTGTGCAACTCTGAGAATCTTGCTGAGGTCGATCCCTGTCAAACTCTTGAGCGTGCCGGCTTTTTGTGCGGAATCAGACAGAGCTGCTATTCTCTTTTTAGTTTTGAGAGGCACCAGATGTTCGTTGTAGAAAATCGAGGCGTAGAGGCTTTGGGCCACACAGTTATGGCCTCGCGGAGAGTATTTGCCTAGATCCACGGAACTGCCTCTGTCAACGATGACCATGTGTTGCCCACAGTACCAGGAAATGAGTTATTCGAGTCGAGCGAAGGTCATCGTTTGGAAACGATTACAGTAAGTCTCGTCATCAGACAGCACAGAGGTGTAAACATTCTTTGGGATACGGTAATCTGCCATACCTACAGTCACGACTCGGGTTTCTCCCATTTTCTCTGCTTTTTGTCTCAGACCTTCTTTCAGGATCGTTGCATCGAGCACGGCGTACTCAATAGCTTGGTCCGGGAGCACATCACTCGCATAGACGTTGTAGTCTTGGATGCTGCGCTTGTGGGTGATGGCCATTCGAATCGCGTAGTCTCTCAAAGACAACTTCTCTCTGTCTCCGGAGAGCCCGGTTTCGTAGGCTAGTCGTTGCAGGTCGATGAGGTTAGGGTAGTTCCTCTCAAGGTTACGATCCCAACAGTAGCAGATGGTGTCAAGCGAAGTCAGGAGCTCGTAGATTTTGTGTTCATGAACGTGCACGTCGCGGCCATAGTACAGAATGCCAAAGTTGGATGTGGCGCTGACTAAGCTCATAGCAACAGTGTTGCGGTCTGAACTTTTCTCGTTGTCAACGAAAAATCGGCTCGAGTCGATGGCTCTGATTGCTGCGAGGGCGTCTTCGATACGATTCGTTACGAGGATGCGGTGGTCTATAACAGTTTTCACATCAGAAACAATGGTCTTGCCGCAAGCAATGTGCACTTAGTTCTGATATAAAATTGAAAGGACATCCGATATGTCGACGTTGAGCTTGATGTTGACAAGGTCTTCTGCTCTGTATTCTTCCTTGTCGAAGGCTTTGACGCCCATGTTAAATTGTTCATAGGCCTTTTCAACTTCCTCCTGAGTGAGGATCTTTCCAGACAACTGTTCGAGAGAGTGCAGTTGTGCTTCGAGCATTGCTTCAATGACTCTTGAAACTTGGGCTTGTCTAACCTACATTAGCTTGGCTGCGACGTAAAAAATAGGGTTCTGGTGGAGGTCTGCATTCTTCTTTGTGTAGAACTGTTTCTGAGTGAACATCTTGGAGAAATCCTAGGTCACTGTGAGATCTCCCAGCTTACCTGTTCGAGAGAATGTCCAGAGGCTGCAAAAGTCAAACTCATACCATTCTCCAACGACAACCTTCTTGACGCACTGTCCGAGACCCACTTGACAGAATCGCCTATCTCTGGTGGTGTGTCTCAGTATGCTTTCCTTGATTGGCGTTGCAAGCATTGGATGGCACCACATAACCGTGTCATCGCCGGAGGCAACGAGACAGATATTGTCTGTGGACCATGGTTGCCTGAGCAAGGGATGGTTCGTCTGGCGAAGGTAGTAGTAAGCATAACAGATGGATCGCATTGTGTTTCCGAGTGTAGTTCTGAAGCTTTAGCCGGAGAATGTTGTGCCGTTAAGTGCGAAGTGGGCCCAGTCATCTTCAGGGCGGGGGCCTGCTTTTTGCTTGAGGTGTTGGAACCTCTTAAGGGCTTCTTCTTCCCATTCAGGACCTTAGATGCCGGGGATGCGGATAAAGATGTGGTTGAGCGTGTCCGCAAAAGCTTTCATGACGTTCGCGTGGATAGTGTCAGGGTCA